AGACAATGTGTATCCCATCACGTCCGCAAGGTATTCGATTTTAGAGAACTCCGCTTCGGAAATGAGCTGGTCTTCCATTGCTTTTTTAAATTCTATGTCAATCCTTGTGCCAGCGATAGCTTCCTGGGTAAAGTTCTTAAGCGCGCTCAACCCCAATTCTGTGCCCTCTTTTATACTTTCCCCAAGCCTTTCGCCGCTTTCAGCCATTGCTTGCATTTCTGAATTGAAGGCGCGCATGTTGGGATTTGCGCGTAATAGAGCCTGATTGTGTTCCTCCATATTCCGATTTATCCACTCTATCGCATCAGACGCTTCCCAGAAAGAGTAGCCTATTTGCCGGAGTTGATCCTGATATTGTTCTTCGCTAATTGCACCAGCGTCTACCGCTTCTTTAAGTCTTTCGCGAACATCGGCGTGTTCATTTGACTTTTCAATAGCGGGTTCAAGGGCTTCCATCATCCACAGCTTGGCTTCATCGCGTAAGTCTTTGATGCGCGCCCTGAATATTTTAAATTCTCCCGCTGCTGTATCGGCTGCGCTTCCCACCCTCTCAATCTGTTCTTCTGATTGCTCCATGAATGCCAGCTTGAATGCTTCGTTAGCACTGTGTCCAGCGTCTTCCAATTCTTTGACCTTGCCCTTGAAGCCGTCCACGCTTACGCCAAGCGCATCAAAACGCATGGTCGTTCGGTTGGTCAGCGTCAACACAAGCTGATTCATATTCATGTTGAGCTGGGAAGCAATAGAGGTCAATCGTACGGCTTCTTTGTGGTTTTTGGCAAGCCCCAGAGCCATGAGCTGGGTAGCCAGGTCCATTGCTTCAAACCTGCTCATCATGCCGCGCGTGGCTTCGTCAAGGTCATCTTCTAAAACGCTTGCTGTTGTTCCAATACTTTCAGCAAGGCGCTCAAAACGGTGCTGAGTCAGTTCTAACTGCGCCCCTTGTTCCGCCATGTCAAACGCTTTTTTCAAGGTGTAGAAAGCGGCTGTGGCGCTTCCGGCAACGGCTGTCAATGTTGACAGGCTCACACGCATACCGCCAATACCCTTTTTTGACTGTCTTGCCTTAGTATCCGTGCCTTCCAAATCATTCTGGAGCTGTTTCATCTCGTCCTTGGACATATTCAAGGCTTCGATGATGATTTGCAGGCGTTCAGTCGTTGTAGCCACGTATCTCCTTCAATATCTTTACAATATTAAGCCACGCACCCTTTCCGTATCGCTCTTTGACTACTTTGAGCTGTTTATCACATCTGCGATACAGGCGCATGGCTTCGTAAACGCTGTTCAAATACGACATCCTCGGCACTAATCCAGCGGGTTGCTCCATCCATCCACCTGTAAACGGGGGTCCAAACTTTTCGCTTCGCCAATACCAGATTAGCTCTCGCGGCGGTTTCACGTCCTGCTTTACTTCACAGTACGCCGCCGCCCAAATCATTTTTTTGGGATTTCCTGCGCTTCTGTCACAGCTTTGTGAATGCGCTCTGATATATCCACGACTTCGCCGGGCAGCATTTCGCTTACATCATTCACGTCAGCATCAATCCACCCGCTTTGAATAGCTGCCTTGACCACACATCCCCGATAAACCGCTAAAGGTGTGTCAATGTTTGCGCTGTAATCCTGTAAATTGATTTGAAACTCCTCCAGGTGCTTCTGAAGGAATGGGTCGGGTATTTTCAACTCCATTTCAAGCTCCTTATGTCAGTGTGTTGTTGTCTTCCACGATGATGATTTTCCCAAAGTCTGACGCTGTGGCATTGTATCTGGCGCGGAACGTGCCCGTGAGAATATCGTTGCCGTCTTCATCGCCGATTGCGTCAAACGATTCCCACTTGCCCGCCATGTCGATAATCATCGTTTTGTCAGAATAAGTCGCGCCAGAACTTGCCAGATCGCTTCCCGTAGATTCAAGGCGGATCAGCCTGGCGGTTTCATCCTGCCAGTTCTCAAATTCTGTAACGGCATTGCTGTCATGCTCAAACGTCACATCCAGCGTGATTTCAGGCATATCATTGAAGTGGAATGAAAAATACTTCTGCCCTTCTGCGGTGTACTTGGGCTTGATGCCAGTATTCACATTCACAGTCGCCGACAAAAGCGTATTGCTCACCTGCGTTCCACCAAAAGACCCGGTAGAACTGTCGATGTAGAGCTTTGTCTTTGAGAACAGGATTTCTTCTACTGACGGCACAGATACACCCGTAGAGAATGTGACACCAGTCGATGTCACCTGCCTGCCGATCCAGTCTGCGGACAGCATCCAGGCTTCCCCACCAGACCCGGAAAGCGTGAAGGATTGGACAAAACTGTATTCCATTTCCACCGCATTCTCGTCATCCCCACCTTCGATCGTGAAGGCTTGAATGTTATTAGCAGAGGTGGTCGGGAAGTCATACTGCCAGACATAATCGGTATCACCGGAAGTCGCAGACACCTTTTCAAGCCCTGCCTGAAGCACATAATGAATTTGCTCAAAGGTGGCAGGCGTATCTTCAAAGGTCAGCCCTGCTTCTACCTGCGGTGTATAACTTCTGTCTGTGCCCGACAGGTATCCAATATCCTCTTCTGGGAATTCAACAACGCGATTATCGGCAATCGTGCCCGTGCCACGCCATAGGGCGGTAGCAGCGACAGCCGTGCCGAATGACCCCGTTGATTCCTGTCCAAGCTGTATTTTACGAAGTGCTTTAACGCCCATAGGTTACTCCTCTTCTTCCTCCGGCTCAATGTCAGGCTTTGGGCGTTCTGCCCTTTCATATAAACCAGAGCTGATTAGAAAGTCAATGTCGTAATCACGCGCTTCTTCCTCTGTCAAATCCCTTGCGGGTACACCAGGAAGCCATGCGCGTCCAACATACTTTAGTTTCATGTGATTGTGCCCCTTATCTTCACGTCATTCAGTGTGATCCGGTAGCCAAGCGTCTGTGTCTCGCCCCACGCAAGCGGAGCAAACTCATAGGTGATGTCGCCAAAGGTGTCAAACGCCGTGAATGCGCCGTCCTGCCGCTTTGATAATATCTTGTCAACGATGTCAGTTATAAACGGCACAGCAGTCCGCATATCAATCGGTAAATCCTTGCGCTTGACGTGCAGCTCTATTTCGATGTTGTGAAGCTCTGTTTTGTCACCGTATCCCTTTGCGCTGATGCTGCCAGTGCCGGGAAAGGTTGATACAAACGGGAAGTTCGCTGTGTTTTCAGGTGGTTCATTGGGGGCATTTTTCACCCCACTCACTTCCCTCATCGCTGCCTGAATTTCATAGATTGCATCTTGCAGGCTCATATCACCCTCACATACGGCTGGAGAAGCCTGACCACATCGGGGTCTTCCACCATGATCTGGCGTAGCTCACCCGCAGCGCCCACGCCGGCAACACCAAGCGGTGCGGTATCACGCTTCAGCAATCTTGAAGACAGCATGATACACGCTTCTTTGATGGGCTTTGGTATCGCTGACCAGCCCCACGTCCCTTTGATTTCAACGGATTTAGGATATACCGTGAACGTGTAATCGCCATCAGGATTTGTTTCAATCCAGGTATAAGGCTCGCTGTGATTTGACGCGTTGAAAGGCATCAGGTCATAGTCGCCTGTCGACCAGGTATCGTCATAGGTTCTGTCACCATCGTCATCTGTTTTCAAAGATGTTACTGATTGCAGGGGGTCGATAAACAGGATATTTGCGTCTTCAGGAGTGTAGTAGTACGTTCCGGTAGACGAGTAAAAGAACTGGTCGCAATACCTGTCAATCCACCGTGAAGCCGCTTCTACCGCCACCTCCAGGATTGAATCGTTTGTTTTATCTATCACCTTTTGAATGGTGACATAGCTTCCAGCAGATTCATCTGTGAGCGTCTGGTCTACCACAATCTCTGATGCGCTGTTCCCGGTAGCGATAGTGTAATACCCATTGTTTCCCGTAGAACCGCTTACCTGGATGGTGTCATTGGTTTCAAATCCACGCAGCCCATAAGCGCTATCGCTGATTTTCTTAGATGAAGCCGTGAAGCTGATGGTATCAGCAATATAACTGGCTTCCTCTTTCAGCCTTGCTTTCAGTTCTGATAAGGTGCAATATCCATTCGTTATCGCCATTCTGCAAGTCCCTTCCGCACATAGTAAACACGGTCATATCCTTCCGGTATCACATCGCCAGGCGAGGCGTTATAGGCCGTGTTTCCCTTGGTTATCGTAAGGTGCTTTTTCGCAATTACTCTCGCGTTTCTCACTTTTTCAAGTGTCGCTGGACCCACACCATCAACTGCAAGGATTTCGTCATCCGTTACCTTGCCGGGGTCAGCCACGTTCAGCTCATTCAGGATGTCACCAATCTCTATCTTCGGCATAACCCAACCTCATAAGCCAGTTATTCTTATCCGTTTCTTTGAAAAGCTCTTTGTGTTCTTCTGTGAAGTGTGATTTCCACTGTCCTGACTGCGCCTTGCGGTACGTGGGAGATATGTCAGGTGATCTGTCTGTGATGCTTGCGATATGGTCAACCATTGTTTCGTAATCGTCTTTATCCAGCGTGACATTCAATCCCTGATACCGTGCTGTTTTCCCATACACATATCGGATGAAAAGCCCAATCACCTCTTGACGATGCTCGATGTAATCCTCAAAGCATAACTTCAATACCCAGTCTTCTTCAAGCCAGGGCGCAAACAGCTCCCACCTATCCATCACACCATCAATGATCTCATCACCAGTAATAATGCGTTTCAGGCACTCGTCAAAGGGTAAGTCCTGATAAAACTCTTTCTCTGGAAATACCCCGTTTTCCCTTTGGGCGTGATAGGCTGCGCTTACAGCCACGTCTCTGAAATCACGGAAGATGAATGCTTTTGCAACGCTATTCTCAACAAACGCCTCCGCGATCTTCGGGTCATACGCCATGTGTCCCTTCAAGAACACACTCGCGTCCCAAGCGTTGATGACTTTCAGCACCTTGTCAACGTTTGCTATCTCGGCTTTGAAGGACTGCCCGGTAAGGTTGCCAAGCCAGTTATGCTCTCGGCTTACCTTCTTCAGCATCCCCACAGCCATTGTGACAAGGATGTGCGTGCCCGATTTAGGGAAACCGTTGAGGTAGAGCCTTGGCCCTACCTCAAGGTATTTGTCACTCATTACGTTTGGGTAATGGACTTCACGGAAGCCAGGTCGCCATCAGAGGCCGGATGATATCTCGGCTTGAAGCCCAATGCGGCCAGGTAAAAGCCCATTTGCTTCCCTGTACTAGTCACCTTTGCCTTCACATAACGGTAGTTTGGTCCGCTCAGATCAGCACAGTCAAGGTCAACAAGGTACTGCTGGTTCTCGCCGCCTGTCGCCTTTGCGTGGGTCACGGTAGTCACTGCGTTTGTTACTGTACCAGTTGATGTTCCTTCAAAAACCTGAATGGTCAACTTTCCAGATGAGCAGCAGTTTGTACCAATTTCCACCAAAAACAACACGCTGTCATATTCTGACACATCAATTACGTCAGACGTTTTGGCAGTCGATGCGGCGGCTTGGATGTCAATGGTCCCTAAAAGGGCTGCCATTTCACTCGCTCGTTCACTCATTTTTCATTCTCCTTTAGTTTACGCGTCTTTCAACTGGACAAATGGGCTGACGGTGTAGCTTCCCTGGGGGTCTGCCAGCGTGATCTTATCATTCAGCCAGGGCTGCCCATCAAGCCGCTTGGTGACACGCCATGTGCCCTGATCGGAAGTGAACCCAGCGTGTTCAGAAAACGCCACTGAAGTATTGCTTCGATCAAAGATCACATAGGCAGTCGGGTCACAAAGGATCACACAGCCATCATTGTCTGATTGCGGCATGTGTTCGTTGAAAAACACAGGATAACCCAACAAGCTCGTGGGAAGTTCCTCACGGGGCTGCGCCCAATCGACTCCGCCAGCACTAACGCTGAACCCAGACCCGCCAAGGTCGGGAATCATCTCGCGGTGCATCATCCAGATGGGTTGTCCGCCAACTGGCTTGAAGCGCGACAGCATTTCAACAGCATCTGCAAGCCCGAACGAACCAGACGAGTCAGCCGTCACAGACACCAAAGCATCTGCATTCAAAATACCCAGGGGTGCGCCTGCGCCTGATCCGCGCACAAATGCCATTTCCTCCAGGGAGGCCACGGCAACCCCAAACAATCTTGAAAGCAAACCATCAATCGCCTGCGAACTATCCTCGATCAGCTCATTGCTTACCTCTGTATATGCCGCAATTTTCTTGATGTTGTATTCGATCTGCTTGAATGCAGCATCAGTCGAAGACCCGGCCGATCCCTCTCCAGCCCATCCACCCTTGATTCCACCAGCCAGAGCTGTTTGCCCAGCGCCAGCGGTCGGGGTTGAGTATTGATCCAGTGAAGGAATTTTGCCGGAGTCAGTCGCAGCGGGGATCACAGTAGCACGAGGGCGAATGATAGCCTGTTCTGCCGAAGCCATCATCAGCCTGTTGTGAAACTCATCGGGCACAAGATACCCGCCACCAGAGCCTGTGTCCTCACCCATCGCTTTGTAAACTTTATGCAGACGTTCTTTGTCGTTGCGGTGAACCGCAAGCAAGAAGTCACCAAAGCTCTTAGCGTCCTTGTCATCCGTCCCGCCAACTTCGGAATAATAGCCACTATCCCGAACGGCAGGCTCTTCTCGCATCTTCTCAATCACAGTGTTCACGGTCTCTGTCAAACCCTTGATTTGCTCGGACTGAGTTTTCATACCTTCAAGGATTTGGTCAAAGTCCAAAGTTTTTTCCTGCTCCTGAGAGACGTCTTTCTTTTCCTCAGTCATGTCTTTCGTCTCCTTTACTTTAACTTGTGTTGGTTGCTTATCGACTTCCTCCGTTTCCGTCTCGCCTGCACTAGCGCCTACCGCGCTCTCTGGCAGTAACGACTTTAGGTTTGGGAATCTGTCGGATAATGCCTTAATCGCTTGTATTGCGTTTTGGCTCATCATTCTTGGTTCTGCGGGCATGACAGTCAATGCGTCCCTTTTGATAGGCCACCGCCTGATCGTTCCATCCTCGTCTATCTCCACGCCCTTTGCAGCTTCTGTTGATGTGCCAATCAATCCTTCATCAATTAATTCTTCAATATACTCCATGTAAGCCGCGCGCCTATCAAGCACACGCTCGACCCATAACCCATCATTGTCCTTTTGGGCAGTCTTCCAGTCCACTTTCCCCAGAATGTCATCACGTTTTGGACCATCGCCTTCAGGGTCTACGCCGTGTTCCCAATCAACGGGGATAAGGTTGGTTTTGGTATAGCGGGATTCAAACTCTGTTTCGGGGACAAACTTCTCCCCTTCCAAGTCTTTCCCACCCCACAAAACCATGTAGTTTGCCACGCGCAGTTCGTCATCTGTTCTGCTGATTGCTTTCAGGTGATTCATGTGTTTATTCCTTATGGACTTATTGTCTTCCCACGCGGTGTAGCAATATCCTGCGCGCTGTTCCTGTTCCGGGAATTCCTCGTTGGCTTCGTCATCTCCCATACAGCGGGATATAAACTCTTCCTCGTCTTCCCCTTCTCTCGGCTTTGGCAATGGCATAACTCACCTCACACAAAAAACGCCGCCATCTGTGATTTCTCACAAAAAGCGGCGTTCCTGTCGGACTGCCTGTTTATTTTCCTGTCACCTTATACTATAACATAAATCTTACTTATTTGCAACTATCTCTGATGCTCTTTCCAGAACTTGCGCAGGGAAGACGTGCGGGGATAATGTTCAAGCATACGTTCGATTGCGTCCACCATCATTAACAATCCCTGCCTGACCGCCATCCAGAACTCACGCTCTTTCATTCCTGAAGCTCCCTTCTAATCCCGACCTGCAATCTTTCTGCCACAAAGTCCTTCTCTTGGTCCAGTACCTGCTTATCCGTCTTCCATCCGCGCCGTCCGTGAAATCGAGCCTGATTTTCCTCTGAATGCACAAATACGGCATAGGAAGCATTGTTGCTGATAACCGCACCCAACCCCTTCCCAATACTTCTTACCGTCCAGCGCTGCCCCAACTGTTCCGACACTGGTCTTCCACCACCGGAAGGATACCGCACGCCGTATCCACGCTCATACCAGGGCAAGTACCTCACGCTACCGTCTGTAACGCGCGTTCGCGGCATGTTGGCTTCTGACGCTGGAGGATACCGCTTGATTTTTCCCATGACATGCACGGCAGCAGCCCTCACCTCTCCGCGCAGTTCGTCAAGCTGCTGGAGGTTACGCGCTTTTCGCTTCAATCGTTCCAATCCTTTAATTTCCATCTTTCAACTCGTGTGATAGAAAGCATCTGCAATTGTGTGTTATAATATTGTTAGCCACATAAACACCGCTATCTGTTTGGAGGTTATATACATGACCAGAAAAATTAGCATTCCCAACCTTGACCACTTCCTGAAAAGATACATTGAAGGGGAGTCTGAAAACAGCCTCTCGAAGGAGATCGGGGTCAGCCGGACTACCTTCCGAAGGCGTTTGTTGGAGAATGGAATCGAACCACGGGGTCAATCTGCTGCCGAAAAAGCCAAGTGGGACCGTATGACCGCATCTGAACGCAAAGCCCAGGTCACTGCGGCTCATAATGCTGTGCGTGGAAGAAAGATCGGATTTGATGAGCTTTGCAGGCGCGCCCAGTCGCACGAGGGGAGTCTTACCTACAATGTTTCCGATGATGAAATTCTTTTTGGAGAGTGGCTCCGGGATTACGGATTCGATATTACCCACAATCTCGCTGTTGGCCCTTATAATTGCGACATTGGAGCCGGCCCCGTCACCGTGGAAATCTGGGGCGGAGGTTGGCATCCTAAAGACGGGGAAGTTGAGAGAACCAAATATATCCTTGATGCGGGATACTCGATGCTCATTATTGACCTCGACCAAAGACGATTCCCTCTTACCGAAGCCTGTTTGCCCTATTTTGTCTCCCTTTACAATGTTGCAAGCCGCGACCCATCCCCTATCAGTAAGTATTGGATGATTAGGGGTGACGGAGAGATTGTTTTTCGCCGTACCAATAGTGACAATATCACCCTTGAAAAACCGTTTACTAGCGGAAGAAACCCCACCAACGGGCGTTACAAGCGCGTCCCCAGGTAAACAATTTGGATGGGCTGGGGGCGGCTCTGTCCATCCATCACCACGCTTCTTTCCGTGGCGCGGACCACAAATGGGGCATACCAGCTCATCATTCCGCGTCTGCCAGATAGCGTCCATTTCAATTCCATACTTCTCCCGTAATTCACGCACCATGCGCTGTTCCCCCTCACTCGCAGCCCGTGTCGTTTCTGTGACGCTGATAAGCGATGACCTTACCGGACTGAATGCTCCCCTGCCTGATGCCACCAGCTTTTCCAAATCCTTCCTTGTCATCTGCTGTTCAAAGAATTGCGAAATAGCTGACTGTAAGTCTTTCCGTGTAGTATTATCAATCCCTTTCACCAGGTCAAACGTGTGCTGCCGTGCCCATGAGGACGCTTGCTCGTTGACGATGCTCCAGTCAAACCCAATGGCAATGCTTTCAGCCAGCGATGATGCCTGTTCACGGAAAATGTCGCCGACAAACGGACCGATGACGGACTTCTCTTCGTCTGACAGACCAACCCAATAACCAGGCGGAAGGTCGCGCCGTTTTTTGCCCGCAATCTCCGTCAAAAACATATTCTTGTACTTGGAGAACACGCGCATCAACGCCTTCGCCAGCCTTTTTTCCTTCCCGTCCCTATCGGTAATATCAGCCACTTATTTCCCCGTTTATAATTGCCGTGAATTTCGACTGGATTTCCTGGTCTTCCTCTCCTGTATCAATATGATTCAGTTGGTGATTGACCATTTCCAGCCCGCCTTCCGCAAACATCATTTGCCGAAACGCCTCATTGACTTCCATCTGCGCCGATTTCAGGCTTTTTTGGTAGGCTTCATTTCTTGGATTGACCTTTACCAAGTCACGCATTTGTTCCATTTTCCCCTGAGCGTTATGGAAGTCCGCCTGTCTTTTTTCAAGCGTGAGCTTCATTTTCTGCTTCAGTCCTTCTAAGTGCTGCCGCGTAATCATCTGGCTTCCTCCATAGGTATACATTCGACTCTTGAATATGCCTACATCTTTGTCTATGACAACTTCAATCCCATTCCCCAACGCCATGCCCGTCCAGAACGTCAGCCCCGGCAGTTGGTAGCGGTATTCTGTTTCTGATTGATGCCCCATCCACCCCATTGACCACCCGTAAAGCTCAATCACGCTGTGATCCGCAATCCCCTTCACATGTTCGTAAATCGCGTGTGCCATCAGGTAGTCAAAGCTAGAATTGAAAAACGCTATCTCCTTATACCCCTCATCGCTGTCACGCTTGAAGTCTGACAAAAGCGTATCAATCACGTCACGAACAGGATACACCTTGCAGTCCGGCACTTCGGGATAGTCCAACACCGTCCAGAACTCGGCATCTTTTGGCTGCGTTACCCATTCCTCCCAGTGGTACACCAGCTTCTCAATGTTCTCGCTGTCCCTGTACCAGTACAGATTGTGCATGTCATACACCCTGTCTGGCTCAAACCCCTCCAGCTCCCACATATAATTGATACCCCAGAACTCGTCCGCATCGCTTTCCTGGTACAAATCCCACGTTGGGCCCATGCCCACGATGGCAAGTTTGCTCATATGTGATGTCTCCATTCCGTATCGAATATCTTGTGTACGTCTTCCTTTGTCTCCGCGTCTTCCAATGCTCCCTCTATCGCCCCGTTCATAGCAGGCGGTATCACCTCACTCACAAACTTGCATGCGCCAGAACCGTCCCTGACCCTGTTTAGAGCCTTTCTGCGCCATTTTTCCAAATCGCCCACCAATGTCACCTTCTCGTCCTCTGGCTCTTCTCTCTGTTGTTCTTCGGCTTGTTCCCGCGCTTCTTGCGATGTGTCAGGTGGGCGCTGTTGTTCCTTCTCTTCAATCTGGTCATATTCAACGCCCTGTGGCAAATCCACCCCCAGCGTCTCCAATGTCACGGGTAAAGGAAGGCCAGCGTATACGTAATTGAGTACCGCTTCGCTTCTGTGCGTTTCGTCTTCCTGGAACTCTTTGAGAGCGTCCGGGCGCGGGACCCATCGGTAGCCCATATCATTCAAGACCTGGCTGTTCAATGTTTCCGCAATGAATTCATGCTGGGGAACGGTAGTGTCTGCCAGGAAAGAGCGTTCATCCATCTCACGATTTGAGTCAGTCGCGGAGGATGAAAACAGCTTTGACTGCGGAATGCCTAACGCTGTCGCAATGTCTTCCCGCTTTTCCTTCGTCAGCGCCGTGTTCTCCAGCCCTTCAATGCCCTCGCCCACCGTCTGCACCTGCACAGCGTCCGCATTGATAGCCTTTGAGCTGAATGCGTTCTTCACGCCCTGCACTACTGAACTAAACCACTTTTCAAGCCGCGTCTTTTCTTTTCTTGTCGTGCCCTGCGGTACGGCAAGGATAGTTGCCTTCACAGCACCGCGCTCGAAGAACATCGCCGCAAACTCATCCGTGTTTTTTAATACATTCGCCGCTTGAAGCGCAGCCTTGCCGGGTGAGCTGTCAGGAGGTCCGTATTCTGTCAGCGGGTCAATGCCCCACCAATACACCACCTGTTCCGGCTTCAATATCCTTGGCTCGGCTTCGTTTCCAATCTTGCGCTTGAAATGCACCAGCCCCTTATCTTTGTCTATTTCCGGCGTAATAGACAGCGGATGCAGGTAGTATAGCCCCTTCTCGTAACCAAACCTGTTGCGCCCCTGCTCGCAATACGCATAGTTATACATCGTAAGCGACATACTCACCTGCATCAGAAAGCGCTTTATGTCCGGGAAAAGCCCTGTCGGATCGTCAAAATCATCCGAGGTGGTGACTTCTTTTTCCCCCTCGTAAATCGCAAATGGTATGTTCGCCACAGAATTAGCAATCAGGTGCATTCCCCGATAAAGCCAGGGAACGCTGGCGTGAACAACCTTTAGCTTTTCCTTGTGTTCCTCATCTCCCCCCGATAAATACGTCCATGCTTCCGGCCTGTCAAGAAGCTGATTAATGCTCTTCACGTCATAGAGTAAGCTCATAATCCCTCACAATAACCATGAAACGCTGTGCGCGGCACGCAGCATCAATGCACGCGCCATCACGGTGTCATCATGCATGCCGTCTGGAGCGCTGTATTTGCTCCGCCCCGTAGCCGGTGACACTTTACGCTCATAAGCCTCCAGTTCGGCATTCCATGTGGGATTGTCAATAAATGCCCACTCCTCTCTCTCAAACGCAAGTGCTAAATTCTCAATCAATGGCGACTTGGTAGATGCTGTGGTCTGGAAGCCCCAGTCGTTATCATGCCCGCGCCCCACAGGAAGCCCATCTCTTACCAACTGCTCTATGATTGGCTCACCCATGCTGTTGCGCTCTGGCAATATAGAACGCACATCCCACCTGTCCACCAACGCTTCCAACCTCTTGCGCTGAAATGCGTAATCAATCTGATTAAATCTGTCAATCGCAAGCTCACACTTGCAGTCACGACACCCCACTGAAATTGCCGTGAAGTCGTTCTGTTTTCCCCAGTCCACGCCCATGACAATGTAATGATCTTTGTGATCCGCTGGCTTATCTTGCACTTCTGTCATGCACTCGTGAATATTCCTGAATACTGCGCCCTCATTCTCAATAAACTTCGCCAATATCTCCTGCCGGAAGATGTCCGCCGGGGTAGTCCTGTATATCTGCTTTATCTCCTCAAAGTCTATATCAGGGTTTTCCATCGGGTGATGCTTTCTTATCAGCCCCTTTTCCGTCACCTCACATCCCAGCGTAGGCACTTGCCAGCACATGCTGTCATCCCTGTCCAGCGCATTA